CCCCATTGTAATTTATCATATTGTATAAAATATCTGAGTTTTCGGGGGGTAAAATCCACAAAAGAAGTGTCATTATTCATCATTCTTAGATGTTGGTATATTAAAATTATAATGAGGGTAAATAATTCATTTTATTTTATTATATACAAAAAGCCATTTTATAATTATGAAATCTCAAACTATGATAATTTTACAGACAAATAAAAAATGATTTCAAAACGCAATATAATATTATTAATAATATCAATTTGATAATAATGTATAAATTAAAAGACTTTATACGCGAAGATAAAATTAATTGGGGTGTTTTATCGATAAATGAATTCGCTATTCATTTATTAGAAAAGAACCCAGATAAGATTAATTGGTATTCATTATCAGGAAATCCTAATGCGATTCATTTGTTAGAACGAAACTTGGATAAAATATGTTGGTTTCGTTTATCTGGAAACCCAAATGCAATTCATCTTTTAGAACAAAACCCAGATAAGATTAACTGGGGAGTATTATCGGGAAACCCAAATGCAATTCATTTGTTAGAACGAAATCCAGATAAAATATTTTGGGGAAGGTTGTCAGCAAATCCCGGTGCGATTCATCTTTTAGAACAGAACCCAGATAAGATTAACTGGATTATTTTATCAGCAAATCCAAATGCAATTCATTTGTTAGAACGAAACCCAGAAAAGATTGATTGGTTTTGGTTGTCTGAAAACCCAAATGCAATTCATTTGTTAGAACGAAACTTGGATAAGATTCATTGGGATGTTTTATCAGGAAACCCAAATGCAATTCATTTGTTGGAAAAATTTCAATCTAATATTGATTGGACTATTTTATCTGAAAACCCAAATGCAATTCATTTGTTAAAAAAATATCAATATAAAATTGATTGGGAATATATATTGTATAATCCATCCATATTTGATTTAGACTATAAAGCATTGAAGGACCGATGTTCAATATACAAGGAGGGGTTGATAAGAAAGGTATTCCATCCTTCAAGAATAGAAAGATATTTAGATATGGGGATAGAAATAGAAGATTTGGAAAATTATCTGTAATATTTTAACAAAATTATTTTATTAAACTCATAAGAATAATCAAATAATATTTTTTCTTGGATAGTTTGAAAATAAACTATCTAAGAAATCTTATAAGATTTGAAAGAACACAAATTAATGATTATATCTAACCATATATTATGAAAACTTTTCATAATCATCAACCTCCAACCGGTCCTCGACCCCCAACTACCCCTCGTCCTCCAACCGGTCCTCGACCCCCAACTATCCCCCGACCCCCAACCGGTCCTCGACCTGTAACGGATTTCGAAACATTGAACGATAATGTTTCATATAGTGATATTATGGCTCATAACGCTCTTGTAAATCAACGACTTCCTCCTCGTAAACCTCGTCCTCAAATACCTATTGATAATAAAAAAAGACCAATCGATTCAACATTTAGTAATATTAGTTATGCTCCAGGTAAAAGAGCTACTTGGTCTGTTAAGTTTTTTGAAGATAGAGAATATGAACAACCGTTTTACCACGAAGACAAAATATGTGGATCAGGAAATGATGGATTAGCTGGTACTATACAACAGTTAATAAATGAAGGCAATTTGGATGATGCGATACACCAATTAGAATTATGCATTAAAGCTAGAGGTGAAACTGCACTAGATACAACACATAAAAATATCATACCTATATATTCAGACTTTTTACAAGAGTTAAAACATTACAAAGAAGATGATGAATTATATCAAGATGTATTAAGAAATGGTGGATTTGTTGTAAAATTTCACAATTATACCAACCCTGGTTATTTTACTATTTCTCAATCCAGAAACTTGACATATATTGATAAAAATCTTGACGTTTTAAAAAAATATGCAGGTTCTAAAAAACACAAAAGAGTAAATAAAAAATATACAAAACGTATAAAACATACAAAAAATAAAAAGCACAGTGTTAGTGTAAAGCGGTATAGAAAACGTAAAATGTAAATGAATTATAAACGAATTTTAATTAAATATAGTCATATAACTCTGATATGTCTATTCCCATATTTAAATATCTTTCTATTCTTGATGGATGAAATGAGACCATCACCAATTCTTCTTTATAGATAGAACATCTTTCTTTCATTAAAGAATAATCATATTCGAATATAGAAGGATTTTTTGATAATGAATACCAATTAATCTTATAATCTGGCATTTTTTCTAAAATATAAATTGCATTTGGATTTGATGACAACCATTCCCCATAAATTTTGTCTAAGTTTTTTTCTAACAAATGAAGGGCATTTGGGTTTTTTGACATCCAAAACCATTGAATTTTATTTGGATGTTGTTCTAACAAATGAATCGCATTTGGATTGGTTGATACACCATCCCACCAAACTTTATTTAAATTTTGTTCTATTATATGAATTGCATTTGGGTTTGATGATAAACGAAACCAATGAATCTTATCTGGGTTTCGTTCTAACAAATGAATTGCATTTGGGTTTGCTGATAAACGAAACCAATCAATCTTCTCCGGATTTTCTTCCAACAAATGAATTGCATTTGGGTTTCCTGATAAAACATCCCAATGAATCTTATCCAAGTTTCGTTCTAACAAATGAATCGCATTTGGATTTGCTGATAAAACATCCCATTCGATTTTATCCAGGTTGTCTTCCAACAAATGAATTGCAACAGGATTTCCTGATAATACTCCCCAGTTAATCTTATCTGGATTTTGTTCTAAAAGATGAATCGCATTTGAATTTGATGATAATTCATACCATTCGATTTTATCGAGGTTTTGTTCTAAAAGATGAATTGCATTCGGGTTTTTTGATAATGAATACCAAACAATTTTATCTGGATTTTCTTCCAACATTTGAATCGCATTCGGATTTAATGATAATCCACTCCAATTAACACCACCAACTCGCACAAACTCTTTTAATTTATACATTCTTAGTTATTATTACATCTCGATGACACTGTATTAATAATTTCATTTTTTTTATTAATTTACTAATTATGATAATCCGAATTCTTGAAAAAAAATATTATTCAATTTTTTAATAAAATATTAATTAGTAAGTAATAATTGCATTTCTCTAATCTGCAAATTTCTCTTCTTAGAATCAAAATCTTCTAATATATCCATTTCTCTTTCCCTATTACTAAGTTCAATCATTACTTTATCAAAATCGGTAAAATTATCAGGAAGAGAATTATATTTATTCTCTATTGTTCGATATTCCCTTTTTAGTTTTTTATAAAAAGTGTTATGTAGGTAGTAAGCAGCTTTCATTATATCTATTTCATATGTATGAAGGAATTGAGTTACATTTTTATCAAATGGTTTATCACCCTTTAGTGATAATTCTTCAATAAATGTTCTGTTAATAGTATATCCGATATTATCATTACGATATGTAATGATATGAATAAGTTCATAACTATAATTAAAATTATCATTTGTTTGAATAATCAAATCATCCGATTTTGTTTGAAAAACAGATGAATTGATACTATTTATTTTACTCCAGTAATCAAACATTAATGGACGAGTCGTATTACCAATAGTATTTTGTAAAATATCTAAGAACTCTCTATTCGTTTCAGACTTAAAATCCACACCAACGAGATGTTGTCGTATATCATAAAATACAATCTTTTTTTCAATATAAATAAATTCGTTTATATATTGAGTTCTGTTACAAATATTATAAGTCGTGTTTAGGTGTAAGTTTCTTAAATATTTTGTTTCGTTGTGTGTAGTATGTACAACAAATATAAACACTAGTAAATTTGCAGATATTATTAACATTATTATATCCCAAAAAATTTTGGTTTGTGTATCAGATTCTATTTCACTATGGTCAAAATTTGATGGAATTCTAATTAATAACATATTAAAATATTTGTTTTATAAAACAAGTTTTAATATTGATCATTTTATTATAAAAAAATATGTAATCTATATGTGTTGAATGGTAATTTATTTAATTAACACAACTTCTATATTATCTTACCAAGAGATCTCCAAAAGTTTCACAAGTTCTATAACATCAATTGATGTTTGTGGTTTGGGGTCTCTAATTAAAGATAATGATACTCCAAATTCAGCTAATAAATCTTGGTAAATTGTACCTCCTACCTGCAAAGCCTCGTAAATTTCGGGGATTATCCATATACCAGCATTTTCACTTGTTTGGTTTACCACAGAATTTATACGTCTGTGGTAAACCAAACCATCAGTTTCAGATTCAGATAAATTAATTGAGTGTGAAATTACATTTGATAGTGCTCGTTTCATCATATCGATGTCGTGTAAAGTGTCAGGATGTAATCCTAAAAGCAATGCCCCATTTACAAAAATCTCCTCGTTTGTTGAAAGTGTATGACTAAAAATCTCCCTTTTTGTTGTTTTTGGAACTTCGCCGTGAGTTCTACCAGTATTCACATTATCATCTAAGAAAGGACAATCTACATATATATCGTTTTTAGCAAATCCATATTCTGTAAAACTGTCACTAAATATCAAAATAGTAACACCTAATGGTGTACCGAGAGGACGAACGACTTTTGTATCAAGCATTGTGCGAAGAATTGGTATAGCCCTTTTATAAGAATCATTTGATTTTTTATATATGCGTCTAACGATAATCTTATTATCTGGATCGATATTTTTATTTTGTTTTTGGTCATCGGCTAATTTGACTTTACTTCGAATTTTTTCAAAGTCTTCTAAAGAATTAAAATTCTCCAAATGAGAGTTTTCTCGAAATGCATTCACTATATTTTGTATAAGAGCGCCAGTATTCTTTTTATCATTTTTACCCATAGTGTCACGGTAAATATGTGTAAAATCAATACCCTCCACTTTTATTGGAATAGTAGAAATTCGTTTACGATTAATTTGTGTAGTTTCTTTAGCTATATTCTTTGCCTTTTTGGGTAAACACGTAATTTCCTCTTGTTGTCTCAAATTATGAATAAACTTTAAATAACGTTGTAATTCTCCACTTTTTGTAATTTTATCTGGGATATAAATTTTAACCGAACGATTAGGATTGTGTCCGCACAATCGCCCAAGAATTGACTGTAACATTGTATCAGTGTTTGCGTTTACAGATGTTTCCACACCAAAAGCCAGATGAGTTTTGGCAACAACTTCTCCCATTCTACATTTACCTTTAATAACTACAATCGTGTTTGCATCTTGAGGTGCATCTACAAGGTCTGACATATTAATGTTTGACTTACAAGAACTATCACATTGTTTAACAACCCAACCTAATTTAATGGCTAATTCGTATATTTGTCTCATAATTTGCAAGTCATCCACACTAGACATTTTTGTTGGGGTTTTTACCCCCTTCACTTTTTTTTCACCATCATTTTTAAAACCCGAAACTCTAATAAGACCATATTTATATCCATCATCTGATATTCCCTCTATCATAGCATTCTCTAAAGTATTTCTAAAATTATGTAATACATAACCTACAATTTTACCTGTTTTTAACATTTCCTCTACTCCATAATATGTATCATCTGTTTTTAACAAAACAACACCCTTGGTTTGTTCCAAATGAACAATGTCGCTGCATTCAGACATTGGTGTTGCTGAAACAGAAAGAAAGTATGTATTTGTTTTAGATAATCCAACCCCACTTGGTGAAATTCCCAAGCTAGTTAGGAACTCATCCATTTGGTTACCATCACTTTGTGCATAATGGGATTCTTCCCATACAAATAAGGTTCTCTCCGCAGATACTGAAATCTGTTTTTTGGAGCTTCTCTTGGAAGTTTGACTTTTTAACCCTTTTGTTGCTTTTTGTAATTCGGTACCCCAAATAATTTGGATATTTTCTTTGAAACGTCTTACCATCATAAAACGTTCCACCATTTCACTCGCACTTACACTTAATATTTGACTTAGATATAAATGATATTTATCAACAAACAGGTCTAAATCTTGTTGAACTTGTTTCTTCAATTCCAAATCACTTGACCCACACATAATAACAGCGTGATCGATTTTTCCAAGTCTAAACATTTCAAAAATCGTAAGCATATACGTACCTGTTTTACCTGACTGCATTTCAGCAATTAATGTAACCCATCTTCTTTCTTGTTCAACAGAACAAAAGTGATGGATAATTTTATTGCTTGTATCAATTTGTGGTTGGTAAATCGAAAGATTTTGTGCACAAGAGTTCATTTTGCCTTCGAAAAATTCAAGGTAATTATAAAGATGATAAAATAATAAAAAATGTTCATTTTTATTTATCTTTGTATAAAAATGAAAACCTTAAAATATACTCATTTATTATATGTCGAATTTTGTTGTAGCGATTCCAAGCTATAATCGTGAAAATATAATAACAACAAAAACATTAAAAACATTATCTGATGGTGGAATTTCTCCTAAAAAAATATATATTTTTGTAGCAAATCGACAACAATATTTATTATATACATCAACTGTTCCATCCAATTTATATAATAAAATTATTATTGGTAAAAAGGGAATTACCAAACAACGAAAATTCATATCTCAATGGTTTCCAGAAGGTCAATATATTATTTCAATAGACGATGATGTAGAAGAAATACAAATTTTAAACAAAAGTGGTGATAAATTAGTAAAATTAGAAGATATAAATAATTTTTTTATATCATCCTATAAATTATTAAAAAAAGAGGGTTTGTATATTTGGGGTATATATCCAGTACAAAATAGTTTCTTTATGAAAAAATCAATTACTACTGATTTACGATTTATTATTGGAGTATTATTTGGATATATTAATCGTCACGATAAAAAAATATATCCATCGACCCGTATCGAATCAAAAGAAGATTACGAACAAAGTATTTTATATTATAAAATGGATGGTGGTGTTTTAAGATATAATTTTATTACTACAAAAACAAAATTTAACGCTGAAGGTGGATTGGGTAAGGATAGACAAAAATCAAATGCTGAATCTGCAGCTTATTTGAAAAAGAAATATCCAAATATAATTACTGTATTTCATCGTAAAAATGGAATGACGGAAGTCAAACTATTATTATTACCTCGTATTTTTTGAACTACTCTTTGTAATGTAATAACTTGACTCTACGATTATGTTCAATCATATTTTTTTTAGTCATATGTTTTGTTTTATTCCATAAATTTGTTCTTAGGTAACACACAACGGACAATCTTTTTGCATTAGGTTCGTTTAATTTTATTTGTAAATTCCCGTGCCATTCGTGGACATCCATAAACAATATATCACCTGTTCTAACATTTACTCCTACGCCATATTGCGGTAAGCAAGTCTCACCTCCACTATATTCACCTTTTTCTATTACAACCAAATTACCAAATCCATCATTATCATCGCCCTTATCTTTGTGAATTGTTGTTTGAAAATTTACATTTGTAGTTATGGTTGTAAATGCTGTTCCTGGAATTCTAAATGGAGTTTTATTTGCCTTTTTTATTTGTTTTTCATAACATTTGGGAATATATTTTTTATAATATAAATTAATATCTTGAATTAATGGGAATAGTTTTTTAAACTTGTCTGGATAAACCATTGTAAAACGAGTTTCTCTCACATCCAATAACTGTTTAATATTTTTAACCTTGATTGTTTTTTTTTGCTTGGGACTAAATCCATCAATATATCCTAAAATATTTGTCATTACAAGAGGATTTTCACGAACATTTTTCTTGCTACTTCCACTCGCTGAACCACGATTATTTGTTTTACTCATAGCAAATTTTATGACATTATCATAAAAAATACCTATTTTTTTTTCAGATAATTTGTTTTTTCTAAAACGCATCAGTAATTTACTTCCATCTGCATTATATATATCTGCATCATCGTTTATAATAAGTTTTATTTGAGATGGTTTTACAGTAGTGTTTTTTAGTTTCTCCATTTTTTCATCATCTATATCTTTATCCAAATAATAAATAGTAATACCATCTTTTGTTTCCTTGGATATTAACATACTATAATTAAATAATAAATTATGGTTATAACAATTCAATAAACCATCTGAACTGGATATGAAAAACACTCTGGAATATATTGTGAAATGTCATCAGAACCAGTATTTTTCAAATCGATAAAATAACCACCGCCTGTAACTGAATCGTGAACGGGTTCACGATATTTAAAAGATTTATTAAATACATTTGACCAAAAATTATTATACTTTGTTGATACAACCCAACATTCATTACAATTATTCTTTTGTAAATCCATTATTACTTTTGTTAATATTTGTTTCCCAAGACCACGATTCTGATATTCTTTTTGAATAAAAAATAGTCCAATCTGTCCTGTAGATAAATAATATCTAATATATCCAATACATTTATCTTGTTGGTAATATTCTAATACAATACCACCTGGTTTGTTATTTACAAAGTATTTATCCGAATTTGATATTTTAGACATATCGATTCTTATTTCTTTGAAATCATCCATATCGATGGGTAGATTACGATTAGTAAAAAGACTAGATAATGACAGACTTTTTATAACTTTAAACATAATAATATTAGATAGTATATACTAATACTAACTTTATTTAATTATATTTATGTTGCCATTATGGTTTATCCGCATAATTTTTACTTGTATTTTATTTTAAAAATTTTTAAAATAAAATGATAATAATAAAATGATGATAATAAAATGAAAAATAAGAATAATCATAACATATCAATATGTTTAATTTAAAATGGATTTTAACTTGGTTCGTAGCAATAGTCAGTGGAATTATGTTATGTTTGCCATATATTCTTAGTTTATTCGGTCTTTCAAGTATTGGACCAATCGCAGGTGGATTATTTTCATCATTTCAAGGTGCCGGAATAGTTTCAGGGAGCATAATGGCCACCACCCAGTCGTTTGCAATGAGTGGGTGGGTAATAGCAATACAAATATATACGTTTACTTTTTGGGTTATAATTTCAATCCTCACATTTTTAAAACATAGAATGATTCGTGTATAAATTTATAAGATTAAAAATAATTATCCATCTCTCCTATTTGTATACCCATATCTAAATATTTTTTTATATTTGAAGGATGTAATGCAACCTCCATTAATTCCCATTTATAAATAGAACATCTTTCTTCTAATGCATTATAGTCTAGTTCAAATATGGATGGATTTACAGACAAATATGCCCATTCTATTTTATCCAAATTCTGTTCTAACAAATGAATCGCGTTCGGATTTCCTGACAACCAATCCCATTTAATCTTTTCGAAATTTTGTTCCAATAAATGAATTGCATTTGGATTTCCTGACAACATACACCAATTAATTTTACTTGGATTTTGTTCTAATAAATAGATTGCATTGGGATTTCTTGACAGCATATACCAACTAATTTTACTTGGATTTTGTTCCAATAAATGGATTGCATTGGGATTTCCCGACAACACAACCCAGTTAATTTTACTTGGATTTTGTTCCAATAAATGAATAGCGCTCGGATTTCTTGACAGCATATACCAATTAATCTCTTCGGGATTTTGTTCCAACAAAGAAATTGCATTTGGATTTGCCGACAATATATACCAATCAATTTTATCAATATTTTTTTCCAATAAATAAATAGCGCTTGGATTTGCTGACAACTCAAACCAATCAATTTTATCCAAGTTCTTTTCCAACAAATGGATTGCATTCGGATTTTTTGATAATAAATTAAAATTATTCCTTTCTGGGTTTTTCTCCAACAAATTTATTGCATTTGGATTTCTCGAAATCAAACCCCAATCAATTTTATCAATTTTTACAAAATCTTTTAATTTAAACATTCTCAATAATTATTTAACCAATAAAAAATAATATTAGTTCAATTCATTTTATTGGTTAAATATAATTATCCAAATCTTCGATTGAGATTCCCATATCCAAATATCTTTCAATTCTTGAAGGTTTTAATGCTTGTATTATTAATTCCTCTTTGTAAACAGAACATCTTTTTTTCAATGCATTATAATCCAATTCAAATATGGATGGATTTCCTGACAACCACTCCCAGTCAACCTTATCCAAGTTTTGTTCCAATAAAGGAATTGCATTTGGATTTTCAGATAATACACTCCAATCAATTTTATCCAGATTTTTTCCCAATAAAGAGATTGCATTAGGATTTTTTGATAACCATTCCCAATGAATCTTATCCAGATTTTTTTCCAATAAATGAATTGCATTAGGATTTGTTGACAACCAATTCCATCTGATTTTATCAGGATGTTTTTCCAACAAAGGAATTGCATTCGGATTTGCTGAAAGCCAACTCCAATCAACCTTATCCAGATTTTTTTCCAACAAAGGGATTGCATTTATATTTGTTGAAAGCCAGCTCCATTGAATTTTATCAGGATATTTTTCCAACAAAGGAATTGCATTCGGATTTGTTGACAATATATACCAATTAAGTTTATCTATATTTTTTTCCAATAAATGAATTGCATTGGAATTTTTTGATGATATATTCCAATAAACCTTATCCAGATTTTTTTCCAATAAATGAATTGCATTTGGATTATTTGATAATCGTATCCAATCAACATTATCCAGATTTTCAGACAACAGATGAATTACATTTGGATTTTCAGACAACAAATTCCAATTAATTTTATCCAGATTTTTTTCCAATAAATGATACGCATTCGGATTTTGAGACAACCAATGCCAATTAATTTTATCAGGATTTTGTTCTAACAAAGAAATTGCATTTGGATTTATTGACAATTGTCCCCAATCAAGTTTATCAACCCTTACAAAATCTTTTAATTTAAACATTTTCAATGATTATAATGTTAATATTATAGTAATCTTAATACATTTCATTTTATTAGTTAAATGTAATTATCAATTTGTACAAATTTCTTAGTTTGTACATTTTTTAATAAGAGTATTACTACGAACAGATGTTTTTTGATTCATCGTTTATGTATAGGTTATTTGAAATTAAAATACAAATAATCTTATGAAGTGTAAAAATAATTAAATATCAATAATATATACATATGTCAAATAATAGTGATATTCTTCGGAAATATTTTAATCCTCAATATTTTATTGTCAATGAACCGAGTCCTGGATATATTATCGTCTCACCTGTAGGGCGAGAATATATTTATTGTTTAGAACTAAAAATTAAAGGAAATACAATCAAGGTGGATTATATAAGTAAGTGTAGTGATAGAATAACCGGTACACAAATATTAAATATCATCAATAAATTTGTTAATGAAGCTGGTATATCAGTTGTTAATTTGCAAGATAAGAGTGACTTACCTGGAATATGTTATAATTATAATATACCTTTGTATATACTATATATTTTATCAACTGGTAAATCTTGGTATAACTCACACGGTTATATATCTAGCACATATACAGATGAAGTTAAACATAATAGTCGATTTTTAGATATACCAATGATTGAATTTATAAAATTATGTAATTCGAATTTGCCTCGGAGAATGTATACAGGTCCGTTGAGTGACGAAGAACTTGATGAAAAAATAGAGGAATTTTATTATGTTATGAACAATAGTGGTTATTATAAAGATGATAGGAATAAATCGAGAACAAGATTAAGTCCGTCAATGACAGTTCAAGAAACGTTTAGGAGACTTAAACGATATTTGTTGAAAAATTCACCCCAAGTAACAACCGGAGAAAATGAATTTTGTTCAGTGTTAAAATGGTTGATGGAAATGATACATATTTCAGGTGTTATAAAATATAATTATAGATTAACTTGGACTGTATCTAGAGCATATAGTGGAAGAATACCTAGTCGTAGATTTGTTTCAAGTAAACGCAAAAGTACAACCGATCTTTTACCACGCAAAAGTACAACCGATCTTTTACCACGAAAAAGGACTTCGACTCTTAAACGTCGTACATATTAATTGTTTCACCTTTTGTTAGGATTTTAAATAGTGTAATTATTGTATGATAATTTTAAAAGAATGGTTATGAAAATAGAAAATCTGTAATTAATTTATTTTAAAATATATAAATCGTTCATTTCATCCAATGAATTATTATACAAACAATTACATTTTTCTAAAATGGGTGAAAAACTATCTGTAAATGATGATATATATAAATATCCGTCTTCACCGATTTCTTCATATATACATAACCTATATTCATCATCAATAATTGTAACACAAAATCTACCATTATAGTTTGATCTAATCTGTATCTTTATTTTATTACCCATTTCCCAAGAAATACATTCTTTTAATTTTTCCACCCATAAACAATTATACACCTTTTTTTCATACGGATTGCGTTCTGCAATCATCAAATCATTAATACATTTGTTTGTATGATTCCAAAATATATGTAAAGTTTTGTGTTCTTTATCGTAATCATAATCAACATAGTCATAAAGATTGTAAATATTAATAACCGATATATTTGTCATCATTAATAATGATATAGTGGTTTTATTTCTTAGATACATAAAACATTATTTTAAACCCTTAACGATATATTTTGAAGAGTAACTACAAAGTAAAAAATAATGAAAATACAAAATCAAATACATACATATTAATCACTTAAATATGTATGTACGAGTTTCCTCATCTAATAAATCATTATATAGACAATTACACCGTTTGAAAGTTTCTTCTTCAGTGTTTATTTTCATCATTAAATAACCATTTTCGTCGATTTTTAAATACCGATAATTATAACTTTCAGGATAATTAATAAGATACAGCGTCATTTTTCCAATATCTACACCCGAATATAAACATATTGCAAATGTTTTACCCTTTTCCCATTGTAATAAATTTTTCATTTCTTCTACCCACATCGAATTACTATAAAAATCCTTTGATAATAAGTATAAATTCTCCTTTCTCATTAATTTATTTAATTTATTATTTGTTGTGTCCCAATTTATTATAATTGTATTTATTTTTGGTTTTAATGTATAACTAATATATTGATGCAGATTATATTCATCAATCTCTTCCATTTTGTTTATTTGATATTGTAATTCAAAATAATATCAAATCATTTTAAATTCTCCTTTTAAAAGATGAGGAGAATACAATTCTTATAAATACGATAATAAACGATAAAATCGTACACAAAATTACATATCTCGCAATACTTACTAGTATTAATAAAACTATAATCTGAACGCTGTTTAATTGTTGTTCCATATTGATTGTTTTTTTTTTTTGATTAATATTATGAAATAGATGATTAATCAAATCATTTTTTAATAATTCATTGATAAATATTAGAACATCTAAGAAAAAAGATGTTTATGAATGAATTTTATTTTAAAATATATTATTCAATTAATGAATCATTATATACACAATTACATCGAGAATACTCTGTCACATTATTAATATCAGTATAAATAGTATATAATGCAGTAATTAAATATCCATTCTTGTCGATTTTTTCATAAATAAAACAGCTTTCAACCGGTAATTGGTTGATTATAACTTTAAAACTGCCAACATCATACATTCCGATACGAATGTTTATCTGGGTTCCAACCACCCAATTTGTGAGTCTTTTTAGTTCATTTACCCAACCACACGAATAATACATTGATTCATTCCAAAATGAATGCGGCTGTCTTTCAATTAGCATTAAAGAATTTATATCTGGATTTGTATGGTCCCAATTTATTTTTAAAGTATTATTTTCAAATTCGTATCTAACATAATCATAAAGATTGTATACATTAACTTCACTCATCTCGATAATTTGTTATTATAACATTGAAATACTATCAATTCATTTTTTTAAAAAATGAATTGATAGTACACGTAATATAGAATGTAAAAATTACGTTATGTCATCTACGTCAATAACTGTGCATAATCTTAATGAATATCTCGAATATGAAATAATATATGAGAGTCAACGGGTGATTATCAGTTGGGATATAAACAATGATGATATTGGTTCTTTAATGAGTGATGAAAATTCGTTATTATATAATAATAATGATAAATATAAAAATTTAATGTGGGTTGATGAAATAAAAAAAGCGGTAAATTGGGAGGAGGGAAAAAGAATTATTATATCTATTATTAAATATAAATCAGCGATGATTATTTATACACCTAAATTGACTCTAATGCAAGTTTCATATTTAGTAATTGATGAAGATGGATATTTATTATTGAAAAAATCCGATAATTCACGTGTTCAAATTTTTGAACGTTGTAATGGTCTCTACAATGATTTACTCGATATAACTAATTCTCATATTTTAAAATAGACATAATTAATTATTGTAAAATTGTATTATAAATAGATATTATACATAATATATACATATATATGAGTTTGGTAGATATTGTTGATAATTCAAGGACTGATAAAAATACAGCACATACATATTTACCCCTTTATCAAGAATTGTTGATAAGTAAAAAAGAGAGTGCAACTAATGTATTAGAAATAGGTATATATTGGGGTGGAAGTATAAAATTATGGAGTGATTTTTTTACAAACGCTACTGTTTATGGATTGGATATTATGGATTTTCGTAATGTATGGAATGGAGTCAAAAACAATGAAAGGATTGTATTACATACATCGATAGATGCATACGATGAAACAATTTTTAAAACTAATTTTTTAGATAAAAATATAAAATGCGACTTTATGTTAGACGATGGACCACATACTTTATCAAGTATGATACAATTTATAAAATTATATTCACAAATAATGACTGATGACGGTATATTAATAATCGAGGATGTTCAATCAATTGACTGGATTGATACACTTAAAGATGCAGTTCCTGAACATTTGAAAGAATATATCAATGTATATGATTTAAGAAAAAACAGGGGTCAATATGATGATATTGTTTTTACAATAGACAAAACCAGACCTGTCAACCCATAACAATATAAATGATATAGTTTAGAGTGTTGGTATTATTTACAAAACTATCTAAGAAAATAATGGAATATATATAATAATTGTTAATGGATATGGAAATTGATATATCCAATGTATACGATTACGTATCATATTACTATGATGACGAACAAGAGGTGTTATGTGTTTTTTGGGATTTCAATAATAAAAAACTCGATAGTTTTATGTTTGAAGAAACTACTTGCTTTAATTATTCTCATAATATTGAGAAGAAATTTAGTTGTTTATGGGTAGATGAATTAAAAAAACGTATTAATTATAATATTGGGGATAAAATACCATTTTATGTTATATCAAATCCTGGAAGTTTCTTTGTTTTTATTAAAAATAATATAGATACGACGTTTATTTTCGAAGAAATTGGGGAAGATGGGTATTTATATGTCTCTCCATATGGAGATATAGTATATCCATCATTATACAAGTGTAATTGTTTGTATAATGATTCATTAGATGATGAATCTCATTATATATTAAAATAGTTGATTTCAATCAATAAAAAAATATCATATTAACTGAAAAACTTTAATTATTATTTAAGATTCATTAAATAATAATTTCTTTCAATTATTTCCTTGAATGTCAATAATTTTATTCTACAAGCATATTCATTATCAGTTTGTAAACTTAATGGTTTTAGACATTCAGATATTTTATTTTTAAAATCTGAATCATATCGTGTATTTGCATCTGGAAACCACCAGTTTTTACCAGTATCCCATACAATATGAATATTCTCCATTTCTTCATTGTAATAATATATACATAATTTCATTGGTATTTTTTTACTCGTTTTAATAAAATTTTTAAATTGGAGATTAATAATTTCTTCTAATATTAACCCCATTGTATACTCGTTACAATCTATAAATTTTTGAATAATAACATCGTGTTCTTTTTTTATAATTTCAATTTCATCCCTTATTTTTTTATATTATTGTCTTTAATAATATCCTCTTTTCGTTTTTCACTATTACAAACTAATGCAAATGGTTCTGGATGTAATACGGTTGTATAGTGCATATACATAGCACTTATGTATTGTGATGAAAAACCGCAAATACAATTATTAAATTTTGAATTCATTATCAACTTCCATAAATTTGTTTTTATAAAAACAAAATCATTTTATTTATTTATGAAGGTAATTATCATTATAATATTAATAATAATATATAGTTCGTAATAATACAATGGAAAGGGATTCTGGAAATATTATGAAAGTTTCTACATCATTTAGAATGCCAACAATGGTAAGTTTTAGACCAGATAGTAAAAGTATGAAAGTTGGTAATTTGAAAACAGATCCTTGTTCACTTTTAACCACTTTTATTGGTATAATGAATAATATCGAAAGTCGAATTAACGGTGATGCAGTGTTCATAGATAATGGTAAATTGAAACATAAAAAAATATCATCATCATCCGATAATCTTGAAAAGGTTATAATATCCCGTTTAAAATTAATCCATGATGCATTTAAATCGTCAGATTTGGATAAAGATGAGGTATATAAGGATCTCAGTACTTCTATTGACATTTTTATTGAAAATGTTTTGGATGCTCGTGCGAAAACGGAATTAAACGATTTTATTGAAACAATTGAAGTGTCAGAAATGACTAATGAATGGAGTCAAAAAATTACACAAGAAATAAGAAAATTTACAGGAAAAATACATACATCTACATTGTCAATTGTCGATAATATAAATACTTTGATAGAAGAAGATAAAAGTAATGATGAATCATTAAGTGATGAATTTATTGAAAAAATTGTAGATGAAATTGAACATTTAAATGATATAATATTTTTAGGACTAAAAAAGATAGAGGTAAAAATTGTAGATTATTACAAGAGTACAGGAGTTGAGTGTGATATATTAAAATCAGGGGCTAAACGGAGCTTTAGTAGTTTTTTAAATATTAGAGGTAAATCAAGAGGGGATAAATCAACCACGAAAGAAAGAGGGTTATTGGGTGGTAGAACCAAAAAATCGAGGCGTACGCGTAAAATTAAACGTTCAAAGAAATCAAAACGTTCGGGTAAGTCTAAACGTGCAAAAAAATAAATTATTAATATTGTTTATTTTTGTTTTCACACTTTTAGTAACAAATTTATATAATAAATTCTGGGTGAAAATTATTCACCAATAAATAACGAATTATACCATACAAACATATATCTAATATTATATTCGTGATTATATCATCATAGCCAACTAATGATGATATAATCAAAATACATATTATACTTACAAGTAGTATATATAATTTACATAAGTTTTTCGAAATTATCATATATTGTTCATCACAATCCATTTCATCATACTCATCATTGTAATTATCATTACCATTTTCGTTTATCATATTCCAATGTTGTGATTCAAAAACATTGAAATTGGAATATGATATAATTTCAATATGCATATGATTATTACTTTGATTAACTCCTCGACACATCGTATGTATTATTACTTATAATAATACAATCATCAGATAATTCATTTTTATTTATAAAAACATATTATATACATAATGCCAAAATCACGAAGAAAATATACACATACACGAAAAAATAAACCATCTTCTTTTCAAAAAGAAATTACTGTAACATTTTTAGAATTGTTAATGATGATTAAATTATTCCATTGGAAAACGACAAGTTATTCAACTCATAAAGCAACAGACGAATTGTATTCAAAATTAAATGAACATATTGATTCATTTATCGAAATATTATTAGGTAAGACAGAGGTGCGTACGAATTTACTAAATGTACATAAAATAACATTGATAGATTTGTCAAATAAAGAACAATTAAAGAAAAAAATAGAGGGTTACAAGGATTATATGGTGAAATTATCGTCCAATATATTTATTCGTTCTCTACCAAATACAGATTTATTGAATATTAGAGACGAAATATTAGGAGATTTAAACCAGTTTTTGTATTTACTTACCCTCAATTAATTCTTTATTAAGTTCTATGACATCGCGATTATATAGACAATCAATGCGTTCAAGATCCCCGTGATATGAATTAGTATCATCATACTTTCTTAATAATAAGAAACCATCTTCATCAATTTCTTCATATGCATATACACCATTTGTAGTATATTTAAATTTAACACAAAACATCCCGGTGTAAAAATAATATACACGTAGATACAGTCTATTACCTATTACCCAACCAGATACTTTTTTTATTTCATTTACCCAATAATGGTTACACAAATTACCCTCATCGCGTGTTAAAGATTCATTATTCATTATTTTATTTACAATTTTATTATTAGAATCCCATATTATACATAACATTTGTTTTTTTTCATTATATTCAAAAGATACATAATTGTAAACATTATGTATAGTAATTTCCTCGTTGTCCATTGTATATTTTATTATTAGTTGTATTAATAAATAATGTATCATTTTATTTATTAATAGATAGAAGAATGCAGTATACAATAAAAATGAATGAATAATTATTATATGTAATTATTATATAATACTATACGATGAGTGAAAAGAAAGTAAGTAAATTTACTATTACAGATATACCCAAGGGTCTACAAAGAACCAACGAAATAAACTTTTTTGAAAATTCCAAGATAGGATTTCCAAAAAAGGTCAATAGCAGATTTACTATTACAGATATACCCAAGGGTCTACAAAGAACCAACGAAATAAACTTTTTTGAAAATTCTAAAAAAAGTTTTCCAAGAAAGGCCAATAGTAGATTTACTATTACAGATATACCCAAGGGTCTATCGAGATCTGATGAAATGCTGTTTTACGAAAATTATAAAAAAGGGATTCGACAATCAGCACCAGAATTAGCTACATCTACACCACGAGGCAGAACGGTTACTCCCAAAAAACGTTCATCCAGTTCGCGTAGCAGATCATCCGGTTCTAGAAAACGTTCATCTGGAACACGTAGCAGATCATCCAGTTCTAGAAAGAAGTGAATAAAAAACATATAAAACACAAATAACCAAGTAAATTATTTAGGGTTATATTAGGTTTTCGTATATACAAACCTAATATAATGTATCATCCAATACCCAAAATACAAAACACAATCTATGTTCTTTATCATCAATATACAAATTCCAATAATTATTCTTTTTGTGTTTGGAGTAAATCTCCACACTATATGGTTTTTTTTTCAATGCAGCATTAACTACATTGATTATGCGTTTTTTATATGACGAAGATGATGATACGGATGATATTTTACCAGTTACTACGTCTGGATGTTGAATAAAATGTAATAATTTCTCATAATCTGGTCCCAATTCAGAAACTAGTGAGACGATTAACTCTAATCTTTTCTTAGTTGACAATGAACGTTTCATATCAAATATGGGATGTTGTGGGTCTATATTTTCAATAATTACAGGAACGCGCATATTGGTTGTATCCTTTACTGGTTTGGGTTGTTTTTGTTTTCGATTATTATCAATGATAGATTCCGACATATATTCAATATATTCATCACGTGAAGCATTTGTTGTTTCACTTGACCTGGCAAGTGATGCCATTCCAAAAGCACATTGTTCCATATTTATGATAATTTCTTTTATTAAAGATGGGCAATAAACTTTTGTCTTTTTATAGGTTGGCCAATTTAACATTCTTCCGTTTAATCTACCAGCCAACTGATACATATCACAATTGGTTAAACCCAATTGACAAAGAATTGAGTGTGTAAACGAACCAATTGTTTTATTTACCAATGTTTGACCCATAGATATACATAAGAATCCAGTATAAACAATAGTTCTATCCAAGAGCCCTTCTATCGTTAATATTCTTGACAACGTCTCACTTAGTTCTTCCCCATTAATTGACATTATATCAATTGTTCTTAGATTATTTGTCAATTCAGTTGGATAAAATGAAATTGTTTTTTCATTCCCGTTTATAACAATAACCACTACATTTTTATCTCTACCAAGAATGCGTTGTCTGACTGCATTATGTGTAGACATCCCGATGTGTGCTGGAATGAATACCCGATTCCCCTTATCTAAGATTGAAGAATCCTCTAATAAACAATGTTCAAGAAATCCTACTACTTGTTCGGTCTGACTTCCTATATCCATCATTGCAGGTGGTATATAATATTCGTCAAAATGTTCATCTAAACATATATACTCTAAATCTCTAAAACCTACATAATTTTCAGTATTATAATCATCTAAATGGTAGATATTCAATCTATCCCATCGCCCCTCTTCACTTGTCCAAATATTCAATGGTGTTGCAGTGATTCCCAGAATTTCTTTCACTATGGGAAGGTCGTGAATATACTCGATACTTTTGCGGAGTTTTTCAGATGTAATATAATAATGTAGTTCATCGTAGTAGACAAATATTCGTTTAATAATAGATGTACGAGATTGGGATAATTGGGTGTTTAATGTTTCTATAAATAACGTACCATCATTTATTCTTTTTTTGTTTGTACACATAACAACGACTCTTATTTTTTTGTCCTTATTTAAAATGCGAATAGTTTCTGCTATTGTCCTTACGTGTTTGTATTCTCCTTTATATTTTGAAGAAAGTACACAAACAGAGCCTGGTCCGTATTTATCCTCTATGCTCTTAACCCTGGTCGAAAATTGTACGTTATTCAAAATCGTATTCATAGTAAATATTATATGAAGACTGCGTCCATTTGCAGTTATATCACCATTAAAAAGTGTGCTACTTATCGCAGAATCTTCCTCAATATGTTTTTCTATTTGTTTTACGGTCAAATATGTTTTACCAAATTGACAACTCACCACAAGTAGTGAGAATTTCATCATTTTCACTGTATGATGAAATAATTCAATTCCTTTTTCAATTAGAGAGCTCATTTTCACTTTTCACTTTTCACTTTTCGTTCTTCGATTTTATCGCTTTTGAAAACCACCAAATATTATAAATGATAATATATTGTATTTGTGATCACTTTTTTATTTTCACCATATAAAAATAAAAAACATAATTTATTTGTTACTTAGGGTCTAAAAATTATTAAACGGGTGATGGTTTATTTGTATTTACATCTTGGCGTAAATCCAGAGGTAAATACAAATTTATTAATTCGTCATTATTTACAACATATACACTTGCGTATTCGGTCATTATGTCATAGGGGTCATATGATCTTATATATACTTGTTCAGTTAATGGTTCAGAATTTTCAGTTTCTGTATAATAATCGTGTACTGCTTTCATACATTTGCTAAATAAAGTAATATCACCTTCGAAAAAATCTTCTGGAGTATAGACTTCATTTATACAAAAATAATTTTCACCATCTTCACTTGGTTCTGGTAAAGTGAATAAAAACTCATCATACCACCATTTTTTAAATTGGTGGATATTTTCAAAAGGGCCTATAGTATATTCTTCCCATTTTTTATAATTAATCGCAATAAATCCATCAATCTTTTCATTAAGTTTTTCCATCTCAAATACAATTTTATGTTACTGTCATAATTAGATTATGAATTCATTTTATTTTATTAATTTAAGTGTTTTATATCATTTATTTTAAATATTCAAATGGTGTAAAAATAAATTATGATAATTATCAAATATAATTATGATTTGTCGTATCATAACATATTCGTTATGTTTTATAGGAACGGTGTTTTCGTTATTACCTCAAGAACCCAATTTATGTATAAATTGTAAATTTTTTATGAAACCTGCATTCAGTGATTTAGAAATGGATTATGGGAGATGTAAAAAGTTTCGTATAACGAAACAAACTAACAAACCTTTAACTGAAAAGGATTTTGTATTTTGTTCTACTGCAAGAATGTTTAAGGAAATGTGTGGGAGAGATGGAAAATTATTTGTGAAGAAATTGGTTAAAAAATAGATGTCCAATTAAAAATGAAACACCAATATTAGTTTATTTTATTAATATATTATAAAGTAATATTGATGTTAAAAAGAAAGCTTGGTCAAACGGAGATTGAAAAATTTAATGTAACGGATACATACTGTTCAGATATAAATGCGAAACCCGATATATATCGTGCAAAGAATGAATTCAATACTTTGTTTAGTACTAGAGTACGCGGAATGTCATATTCTTTATTGAAAAATATTGAAGTTAATCGAGGTGATACTATACATTCGGGTGTAGCACCACGAGTTGCAATTATTAGTGTTTCTAGAAAGTTAGATGAAATAATTAATAATTCTGAAACTAATATTACATTGACTACACAAGAGGCTTGTGTATTACAACTGGCTTTAAAATTACGATTAAATGAAGAGTTGTTAGATTCTTCTACAGAATCATCTGAAGTAATAAACACAGATAATACTACAGTTGTCGATTTGACGAGTCAACAGCAAGAAACGGTAGTTGCAGATTATAATCCTATACAATTTACTATATCAAATGATGAAATTACTATACGTGTACCAACTAGTAATGGTGAAATAGTAACATTACCAGAAATTGCACAAACTACTTTGGCAAATTTGTTAAATTTGGATTTGGTTGATCGTAGTGTGAAGGAAAATCCTAACGAAGAATTTCTTCGTGAATTAGAAAATTTATATTTTGATATACTGAAAACTATACGTGAATATATTACTAGTATACGTACAAATCTCGGTAGAAATGATATTTTACTGTCTTCTACCGTCGTATTTGCTTATCATATGTTTAGACATATTGTCAAATATCTATGGTTGATGAACAATCGATATAATATAGTTGGATGTGCATTAACATTATCTTTTAGAATACTCAATCTTATATTATCTTGGATTGGATATATTTTTGTTATATTGCTTAATAATCCTTGGGGTGTTATGTTTTTGTTTTTATCATATTTATATTTCGCGTGGACTTGTCCTGGTTGCAATGCCTTTATAATGAAATGTTTATGGATATTAAATAGAGTTCCAAATGAAGGTCCTGGTCCAATTTTCACAGAAATTTTAATACCTGTATCGCAAGAATTGTATCAACAAATTATAAATTTTCTGGCAGGACAAGCAATTATTACAATAAATGCTATAGCAGCACCATTTATGGCTATGTATGTATCCGTGAATCAAAATATTAGAAATGTAACAGAAATTCTGTCAGACGTTGTAGAAACTGCATCTGAAAATGTTGGACACGTATCACAATCTATATCTGAAAATGTTGGCCACGTATCACAATCTATATCTGAAAATGTTGGACACGTAACACAAACTATAAATGAAATTACTGAACCATTGCAAAATTCTATGTTCGTATCTATGTTTGTTGTTCAAGACAATTTACAGTTAATGGTAGATCCTGAATATAAAATGAGACGTGTCGTTTTATTACAATTATTATTAGCAATGAGAGGTGAATTTAATATAATAGACACGATACGTCTACCTGACACACCTAACGTATTGTCATTACCATATTCATCAAACAGTACTGCAAATAGTACCGCATTAGTTGTTAGTAATAGACCTGTTGTTATACCCCAAGCAACACCTAGACAACAATTAAATCAATATATATTTAATTTAACTCACGATCTCCCAGTTGGAAACTTGACCGACATAATCACACAACTTGAAGGCGATCCTACATATACAGGTGTTGATATTAGTTTTGAAGCAGTTGCAAATTCATTATATCAGTCAAACTATATATCCATTTCACGAACATTTGATATTGAAGCCAGAGGATATATAAGTTCACCAATAACACAACATTCAAATTTACCAATTCAATTGAGTGAAATGTTTTCGATTAATACGACTCAAGTTACAGAATATATTCTTAGTTATATCACACCTACCCTTATAGGTCTTTCTCAAAATATACCATTATTAACAACAACAATAGAAGGCAATGAAATTGAAAATATTGGTATAGCAGAACAATCATCAACAGCTATGACACCAGCTCGAAACACTATATCAAATGCATTTACTAGTTTTAAACAAACATTTAAGGAACTTATAATTCCATCGAATTTGTTTAGAGGTCGTACAATAATGGAACGTATTGGAATTTTTACAGATTTATTAGTAGGGGATACAAGATCTTATTTTACATTATTTGATGAAAAGGTTGCAGATTTTAGTACTTTAAATTTTCAAAATATAACAGAATGTCCATCTCGAACGTTTGAAGAAATAGATGGTGGTTCACGAAAAAGATTTACCAAAAAGAGGTCGAAGAAGAATCGCTCTAACAAAAAAAGTAAAAAGAGTAGTGGTAAAAAACATATTGTGAGCAAATCACATAAAAATAAAAAAAGTAAAAAACGAAGTATGCGTAGAAGGTAAAAAAATGAATATAAATAATACACTTATTTCTATATAAAAAATTATGAAAATTTTATATAGAATTTCAGAAGGAGGAAATACTAAACTAAAACCGGATTACGTATATGATAAACAAAGGATGTTTTTACATTTTATAAAAACATTTGCCAAACACGATATTTATGTATTTGCAGATAATGTAGGTACTAATTTATACCTTTTTTTACTTGAAAATTATGACACGGAAAAGATATTTCGAACGAGTCACGGAAACTCTAATTCATTCTTTTGTGTTTTAGATTTTGCTATTAAAAACTTCAATGATGATGATATATTATATTTTGCAGAAGATGATTATATTTATAAACCTAATGCACCTGAAATTATAGAAGAAGGACTTAGAATATCTGATTATTCGTCAGGATATGACCACCCTGATAAATATGTCAATTATTCTGAAGGCGGTGATAATCCATTTATTGAAAATGGTGGGGAATTAACTCGTGTAGTTACAACCCAATCAACTCACTGGAAATATACAAATAGTTTTTGTATGACATTTGCTTCAACAGTTCAAACAATGAAAGAAGATTACCACGTATTTAAATCACATAATGCTCACGACTTTCCGATTTTTCGAGAATTAATAGAAAGTAAAAATCGAAAATTAGCATCGTGTATCCCATCTGTCTCTACACACGGAGAAACTCATTATATGGCTAAATTTGTTGATTGGGAAAAATTAGTAGATTAATTAAATAATATTATAATTAACTTTATAACTATATAAATAAACTACAACAATAAGTATTGTCCCTCAGTGGAGGAACGCGATTATAATATTCATTTTAATCGCCAAATTGTTTTGTTAAAAACTGTATGAATGCATTGCGACACATTTATTATTTGGTTACATAAAGTATACTCTTATAGCTCAGTGGTTAGAGCGTTGGTCTTATGAGCCAAATGTCGTGGGTTCGACCCCCACTTAGAGTAAAAATAAAATGATTTGTATTATTTGTGTTTCATTTTCGTAATTTATTATTTTACGAAAATGGATACTAGTTTCAATTGCGACAATTACGAATTATGTGAGACACAAATTTCACATAATTCATTTTTATGTAAAAATTGTAGTAAATGGGGTAAACTACAATTTATAAAATCCAGAGGATTACAAGAAAGATGTATGTTATGTAAAGTAAAATCATCTAAGATGATTCAGTTTCCATCGACAAATTGTCATCATATATTCTGTGTTGATTGTATGCGATATTTATTATTTTGTGATGAAATATCAGTATTTAATGTTTCACCTGTTCCATATGGTTGTCCACCTTGTCCCAATAATTGTAATAACCCTGAAAAAGGTGAACAGTGTCATTGTATAATTTACAATGACATCATTGAAAATTGGTTCAATGAAAATATTGAACAAAGTGAAAAATTCACATTTGAATGTTATTTGGACAGTAAAACGAGAAATCGGCAAAGCATAAATTGTCCTTTATGCAGTGACAATGAGTTGTCGTTTCACGAAGAAACAAATATCTTTATGGATATGTTAAATAACATATTTATTATTTATCCTCAATATTTATCACATTATTTTATCGAATCGTAAAATAAAATGATCGTATTATCCTATTTTATTTTATTGTAATAAATAGAACCCATAAAGCAATGGAATTGTTATTAGACGACTACGATTATTCCATACGATTTTCATTAATTCCATATTCTATAAATGAATCAAAAACAAAGTGGAAGGAATTAAAAAATAAATGTGAAAATGGAAATAATGAATCAATTGCAAATGAATGGGTTTCGTTATGTAATTCAGAATTAAAAGATTCATTCACATTTATTAATTCTCTTGAGGGTGGTATACGTCATAATACAAATAAAACTTGCCATTTCCGTTATTCATTTTCAGATGAATATGATGACAATTATATTGTTATGCGATATTTTAACAACTCTGAATCTGGGAAATGGAAATATGAAGAATTGGATAATTTGATAAACGCATTTGAAAAAATGGCAAATGGTGTTGTCGGCGGGGTCTATGTGTCAGGTTCGATTGTGATGTCTAAAAAAGAAAATTATGATTATGATACAGAATCAGACAATGATTATTAAATTAATTATATTTATACTTTCTAGTTCTTTTTTTTAATTTTCGTTGTGTTTTTTTTATTTTTCTGTGTGATTTTTTTAATTTTCGTTGTGTTTTCTTAGATTTTGTTTTTCTTCGTGACATCTTACCACCCCCTAATTCTGATGTTGACGGCCCTCCTGTTTTTAATCTTTTGGAACGGTGTGAGTCACCAGAATCTTCATCAACGTCTTCAGAATCGCCTGATATTTCCTCTGGTAAGTCTGTAGATAATTCAAAATCTGATAAATCGTCTTCAGATGAGTAACTTGCATCACCAATCATTGAAGGTTCAGGTCTTATATAATTTTTAAATTTATATATAACACGTGGCATATTTTGAATCATACGATTAACGTATTCATTTAATGCAATATCTGCATCACGTTCCTCCTCTCTTAGAGGGGGAGACAATATTATATCTTTTGTTAAACTGAAACGTGACTTATCATACTCATTAAAATTAAATCTGGGATTTCTCCATATCATTGCTCTATTCCCAATATCAGATTCACCCTCTCCAAACTCACCACTATCTGTTAGATATTTACCATTCCTTTCTGCATAAAAAAAACCCTTATGTTTATAAAAATCCTCTGCAGTTTTTAACGCATATAATGTAATGTATGGAATATTACCTTGTATACAAAATTCTTGTAATATATCTATCAATACACCACCGCCTCTAAATGACGGATCTGATTTATTTGTACAAATCGCGATAATATGTACATTACTTCCAACAAAAGACCACGCCAACATAGTTATAGGAACATTACTAATACCATCTTTAGTTGTAATATAAATTTTATAGTTATATGGATCTTGCAATTTATTTGCCAAATATCTCACACTTAAACGACCACAAATTCCACTATGTTCAGGTTTGTATAAATAATCAACAACTTGTGATGGAGTCGTTTTTGTTAGTGGGTTTTTATGACTTACGATATTATATGGTGGCGATGATATAATACGTTCATAAATATCAATTTTGGGTTTATATAATTTTGGAGCATTTTCTAAATCTAAATTATATTTTACAACATCGTATAATCCTGGAAATTCGTCGGGCATTTCCGGATAAACTACACCCGATTCAGAGACTGCAATTTTATCCGAATAATATGATTTACTCATAAATATTGTTAAGTATATATATATTTGTTAATATTTTAAAAAATAAAATGATATACATTATTTACATTATTGGTGTATATCATTAATACAATAATATAAATGAGTGCATCAAACGTAATTAATCTCGATGGTGAAGATTTATTTTATACCAGTCGTATGTGGTATGGAAAACGATATATTATTTCTTATATTACAAACTATCCGGAAAATATACAGAATTATTTAAACCAGATTATTAAATTTATAATTGACAAACGGGAATTTGGGTCTATACATTCTAATTCAATGACTCGTTGTAATGATAATGCAAAAATTATACTTGGTGGATTAAGGTTTAATTATGAAGGGAATGTTATTCCAAGAAGATGTTTTTCAAAAGAAAAAATTATATTATATGGGTCAGACATTATATATACAGATAAAGATGCGATTGAGGAAGTTTATGGAAATCAACTCGCAATAATAGGTTTGTCATTTCATGCTTTATCTTATATAAGTTTTGATATATGGGGTGGGGATAGTATACATATTGCAATCGATACAACTACAACATCGCGCGTTGATAGATATATTGCTGAATTATATATTGGAAATTCAAAAGAAGAATTAGAACAAATAATTAGAATGAGATATAAGTATAAACATTATAATGTATGTGGTATTTACGATCAACCAAGACATATCATTGGTGACGGTATTTAATGTAAATATATTATATGTTCAAACTACACGTATTGTATGAAGCTATTGTAGTTGGTATATACCTTGATATATTGTTTCGAATCGTAAATATTATTTTTACAAAAACTTCTATATTTTCATTATTTTTTACTGGATTCCTAAAACACTTTTTGGGATATTATTTATATTTACATACGCTATTTTGTAATTTTCGAGGAAAAAATACTGCAATTAGAACAAAACGTTTTTTATTGGATTGTGTTATAGAAGGATGTATATTTACAATTTTTTATTATCAAATAAAAAATGCATTCATTACAGGGTTTTTAATGCATATATTAAGTGAATATATCGGATTACATAAATTATTTATAAAACACAGTTGTCAGTATTAAAATTTCATATGATTCATAGATAGAAACTTATAATTCCAATTATAATTATTTTGTTTCACAAAATCCCAAGTTATATTGGGATTTAGCGAAATATTCTTTTCATTCCATTCGTAGTCGGGATTATCTTGAATAATATCCATTGTGATATTAGGATTGAAAGATACTCTCGAAAAATTCCACGGCAAATCTTCATTTTCTATAATGTCTTTCCAACTAACACTTGGATTTGAAGATAAATTATCAATACAGTTTTCCAATATATAAAAGTTGTTGTTACATACACTATAACTTAATTCCGGGTCTGTAAGAAGTTCCATTATATTTTTTAAAGTAATATTTGGATTTAACGATAAAGAAATCACATCATTATAGTCCAAATCAAATTTATGAGTTTTTACATATTCCCACGTAATATTTGGATTTAATAAAGGTTCGATTTGGTTATTATTTCCTTCGGATATGTGAGTATCTGGTAATTTCAGACTTTGTTTTATAACATCTAAATTGATATTTGGATTTTTCGATAATCTAAAATAATCCCACGGTTCCGATGGATTAGCAAGAACAATATCTGTTGTAATACAAGGATTTTCAGATAAGCGGTGCCAACACCACTCTTGACTTTTATGTTTCATTACATATTCCCAAGTAAGATTTGGATTACTTGATAATGCAGTATAAAATTTAAGGCGCAATTCGTCTATATTCTCCATTTTTACCTGAGGATTTAAACACAATTCATAATAATCCCAATTTTTATATTTATTGTCTCTGTAGTATTCGATAAATGAAGTCATATTATAATTTATAATAATAAACTATATTGAAATATTATTTCATTTTATTTTATAATGGATATGAAATTATGGACCGATGAAGAGGATAAACAATTATTGGAAGAATTATTATCAAACAAAAGTATCGATGAAATAGCCGAAATTCATGGTCGTATTGAATTCAGTATAAGATTACGAATACATTTAATAATACATAGATTACACGTATCAGGATTAACTGTAAATGAAATAAGAAAAAAAACCAATATGTCAATAAGTGACATATTGGGAGTTATTAACCCAGTAAAACCTGTAATTAGAGATAAAAATAAGAATTGGTTACAATATAGTTTATGGTAAAATCAAGTGTATATAAAAGGATTATTATGTATTTATATAATGGAAATTATAAATAATTGTTCATATTTTTTACGTTTTCGTGTAAATAAAAAAATACTATCCGCTTATCAAAAGCGGTGGGATAAACTAAAAAATATTTGCGAAATTGGTTCAAACAAACGCGATGTGTGTTGTAAAAATTGCGGTCATATTCAACAAGAGTATTTGGGAATGGATGAAACTACCGAAGATATTGCAAATTTATGGAAATCGCAATTTGAAATGGAATCAAATAAATCACTTATTTATATAGATATTCCAGAAGGGGGTATGTATAATCCCTACAAACGCACACATCAGTTATTTTTCAGAAATAAAAACGTTCGAGAACAAATTATTGATAATGATATAGTCATTGAAATCATAAATATAGACCAAGACTGTGAGAAATGGACATATCAAGAATTAGACGATTTAAGAAATGGATTTGTTAAATTAATTATTATAAAAGTAGGAATCGAAGTAGATAGTTGTATAGAAATGAAATTCACAAATACAAATAACGATATTGAAAGTGAAATATCCGAGTACGAATTTGAATATAACGGTGTTTTATAACAAAATGGTTTTTATTCTTAGATGTATTTAATCCAAAGATTATTATGGTTTATCCACATAATTTCGTTTTTTAATTATTTAAGAAAATTATATGTTATTAACAATCCACGAATAACCTTAAGAATTCCCAAGTTGAATTAAGGTTTGTGAAAAAATTGTTATTAATATTATTATTTTTTTCATAAAATTTACCTTCTTTTCCACACAAACGATCATATTTTCTTGCTATTGAACAGTATTGATAATCAATATCATCATCTCTTTTAATCCCATCAATCAAAAAATAATCGTCTGTGTATGTTTCTGGAATTGAAAATAATTTACATTTACCAAATTTATTCATATTCAATAAATTTTTTTTGAAATGAACACAATTAATGCATAATATTGGTGTATTTGGTGTATTTGGTGTATTTGATATTTTTATTGCGGATATAATATTTGATAGGATTGATTGTACAACAATATAATATCGGAATATATTGGGAATTTTCATTATGATTAAGTCATCAATAC